TATGGTCAGGGGATATTTCCTATCGACACTTACAAAAAAGAAGTTGACAATATTGCAAATACATCGTATAATTGTAATTGGGAAAGTCTTCGTGCTGACGCCGTGACTTATGGTATTCGTAATTCTACTCTAATGGCTCTCATGCCTTCTGAATGTCAATCGTTAAATAATGAACTCCTGTTAACTAACGGTACTATTAAAAAACTTGAAGAAATAATTCAAGAAAATATTAATATTACACTTGACGAGGTTCATAATAATATATTTCCAGGTCAAAGATTTGCATTTAAAACTCCTGTTGAGTTTGCAAATGGTGAAAAAGCTTATGAATGTTACTGGAATGGATATCAGTCTGTCACAGAGATAGAATTTGAAGATGGCAATGTTTATAGATTTACAGAAAATCACAAATTATTGATTGAAAGAAATAGAAATAAAGTTTTTATTGAAGTGAAGGATTTACAGGAAACCGATAATATTATATCTTTATAACAAGTTTAGCTTATGCCTAAAGTCATTATTTTATAAATATTAATGATGGCATAAGCTAAACGAGGATATAATGGCGAAACCAAAAAATAATGTTTATGACCCTATATACATATCAAAAAGAGAAAACATAACACTAGACGAAGCAAAAATCTTCATTGAAAACTATAAGAAAAATAAAGCTACGAACAAACAAAACTTTATTAAAAAACATGGAGAAGAACTTGGATTGAAGCTTTATGGACAATGGATTGATAAGTCCTTAGGTAAAGGACATAAATTAGAGGGTAAATATAAATCTCTTTATTGTAAAGAATTTTATGTTAAGAATGGATATACAGAAGAAGAATCTATTAGATTGGCTAAAGAGGCACAATATAAAAACAGTTCTTTGCATATAGATTATTATCTAAACAGAGGATTTACTTTAGAACAAGCAAAGAAAAAAATTAAAAATATTCATGCTAAAAAGAAAGACAGAAATTATTTACTTGAATCTTTAATATTACTACATCCTAATAAAAACATAGAAGAATTATTAGAAATGCAAAGAAATATACGAGATTCATCTTCAAAAGAAAAACTTGGCGAAGAAAAATTTAATCTTAAAAATAATAAGATGAGAAAAACGTTTGAAAATAATGGGGCATGGGTTCCTTTATCAGAAAAAACTGAATATGAATTTTATAGTTATATGGTTTGGTTTTATACTAATTCGAACGATTTAAAGGGTTTAGAAAATTACGATAAAAGGGGAAGAGCTGGTGTTGATGGTGCTTTTCATTTAGACCATAAATTTTCAATATCTGCTGGGTTTGTTCAAAATATTCCGCCTGAATTGATAGGCTCAATAAACAATTTAGTTTTCTTACCCTGGGAAGAAAATGTTAAGAAACAAGGCAATTGCAGTATTACAAAAGAGGATTTAATTAATGAAGATTAAAAGAATAACGAGAAATATTGCAGTTGAACCAACATGGGATGTTTCTACTATTAATGAAACATACACATTATCTAATGGTATCGTATCACACAATACGAGCGCCCAAATTGGTAATGCAACTAACGGTATTGAACCACCACGCGCACTGGTTTCAATCAAACAGAGTAAAGACGGTATCCTAAAACAAGTAGTTCCCGAGATTAAAAGACTAAAGAAGAAATACGATTTGTTATGGGACCAGAAGTCTCCAGAAGGTTACTTGAAGATCTGCGCAGTTCTTCAGAAGTTTATCGATCAAGGTATTTCAGTCAATACTTCTTACAATCCGAAGTTCTTTGAAGACGAGCAGATACCAATGAGCACAATGCTTCAACATCTTCTAATGTTCTATAAATATGGTGGAAAACAGCTATACTACTTTAACACAAATGATGGAGCTGGTGAGCTTGAATTGTCTTCGTTAGAAATTGGAGAACTTGACGACGAAAACTGTGCTGCTTGCACTATTTAAAAAGAAAAGTAACATGCCAGAACAAACTGCATTATCAAATAACGAAGTATGGACTAAGTTTGACAGATATAGAGAAGTATTAATTGTGCATGTTAAACCAGATTTAACACCACATTTGCTTGACGTTGATACAAAAGTATTATATACTATGCCTGAAGGAATGTTGGAGTATGTGAATGACAATTACAAGCGAAAGTACCAACGATTTGCTCGTCCAGGAGAAGATGGTTGAAGATTGGATTTACATTTATCAATTTTGTAAAGATAATGGATATTCAGTAGACGATCATTTTGGTTTATGGCGTGGTGTAGTCGAGGGTTGGTGGGATTGGGTTGATACTAAACGTTGGGAACCAATCCCACATCCTAAGATTGTTTTAGTCGATGATGATTGTATTAAAATAAAAACTATGGCACATGTTCTTGCTCATTGTGAAATATTTCCATCCATTTCTGAAGCTAAAAAGAATGGTTGGAATAAACCGATAACATTAGGTGAGCATTGGTTTTTTAAGAAAACTAAAAGAGTTATAATTATTAAAACAGAGGAAAATGATGTCAGTATTTGACGCAAAAGATAAAACAGACTTTTTGAGTAAGAAACTCTGGTTTGACGAACCAGTTACTATTGCTCGTTATGATAAGCAAAAGTATCCATTCCTCGAAAAGCTAACTAACCAACAGCTTGGCTTCTTTTGGCGTCCAGAAGAAGTTGACGTGTTTCGAGATTCAAAAGATTTTAAAACACTTACAACCCACGAACAGCATATTTTTACATCAAATCTTAAGCGCCAAATTCTTCTTGATAGTGTCCAAGGTCGTGCACCAACAATGGCATTTGGCACCATTTGTTCTTTGCCTGAACTTGAAAACTGGATTTTGACTTGGGCGTTTTCTGAGTCAATTCATTCTCGTTCTTATACACATATTATTCGAAATGTTTATGCAAATCCATCAATTATTTTTGATGGAATGCTAGATATTCAAGAGATTGTCGATTGTGCTGGCGACATCAGCAAGACATACGATGATTTGATTTGGTGGAATAATTTACCAAAGAATCAATATGAAAGAGATACAGAATACAAGCACAAGAAGGCGCTCTGGCTTGCCTTGATGAGCGTGAACATCCTTGAAGGTGTTCGCTTCTATGTCAGCTTTGCTTGCTCTTGGGCATTTGCTGAGCTGAAGAAGATGGAAGGCAATGCTAAGATCATCAAGTTGATCTGCCGTGACGAGAACCTGCATCTAGCAGGCACTCAACAGCTTCTAAAGGTTATGCCCCTTGACGATCCTGACTTTGCTAAAATTCGTGAAGAAACAAAGGATGAATGTATCAAAATGTTTGTTGATGCAGTTAATCAAGAAAAAGCATGGGCGCATTATCTATTCAAAGATGGCTCTATGATTGGCCTAAACGAAACTGTATTATCGCAATATGTGGATTGGATTGCTAATAAGCGTATGACTGGTGTTGGCCTACCAAGCCCATTTAAAACAAGTTCTAATCCGCTTCCTTGGACTCAGAATTGGATTTCTGGTGCTGATGTTCAGGTGGCTCCTCAACAAACGCAATTAACTTCGTATATCGGTGGTGGAGTTAAAAAAGATGCTACTGTCGATTCGTTTAAAGGATTTTCTCTCTGATTTGGCAAATACCTGATATTCAAAAAGATATAGGATTTGAAGTAGAAGTATTTTCTGACCCTGATCTTTTTGAATATTGTTGCGAATATAATTGTGATAATTATATTCGCAGATTTGGAGGAAATAAAATTGAAGGGGTTTATGTAGTAAAACATAATATTTTAAATATATATCAATTAGTTAGACATTTTATTATTTTTGATGGCATTAATTATATTGATATAACACCATTTAATGATTTGAGAACCAAAAATTATTTTATACCAATTAAAATAAATACGTATAACTTGTTTGTTCTGTCTCTTGAAAATATAAATAATATAAAACAGGAGACTGATCTAATGTATTACATATATTGCTATATTGATCCAACAACAAATTTGCCATTTTATGTTGGAAAAGGAACTCAAAAAAGAGCGTATACACATATGTATAACGCAAAAGAAGATAATAATAAAAATAAAACTAGATTTAAAAATAAACTTAACAAAATGAAAAGAGCAGGAATTGAACCTGTAATAATATTTCTTGCTCAAAATATACAAGATGAACAAATAGCGTATGATATTGAAGAAGCATATATAAAAGAATATGGTCGTAAAGGATATGAAAAAAATGGCATATTACTTAATATATGTGAAGGCGCGAGACCACCAAACCATAAAGGTAAAACTTATGAAGAAATTTATGGCGATAGAGCAAAAGAGCAGAAAAATAAAAGACATAAACTTCAGTTAGATGCTGGTGGTTGGTTTAAAAATCATAAACATACCGATAATGCTAAACAAAAAATTAAAGAAAAAAGTACTGGATTATTTAATTCAAATTCATCAAATGTTACAGAAGAAGATTTGTTAATAATTGGAAAAGAATTTTGTAATTATTTCAATAATGAAATATCTTCAAAAAAATGGAAATGGTGGTGTAAGCAAAAAAATATACCTACTATAAGAAAAACATTTAGATTTAATGGCATTGATATTTTTGATATATTTGTTGAAAAGTTTAATGCTGTAAAAAAACATGATTCAATGTTATGGTTTCATAATCCAGAAACTAAAATTGCATTTAGAATTTTAGATTGGGAACTTAATATAACTTCTATTCCTGAAGGTTTTATTCGTGGAAGAGGTATTGGCAATTTTAAGAAAGGATTTTCACTATGAGTAACAATAAAATTGATATGATTGAAGGTAACTATAAAAATATCAAATATAGTTACGATAAAGAACTCAAAGAAGAACTTGCTGCAATGGATATTGACATCGAGCAAAGTATTAAAAATGCAATTGGTAGAGAATATTATAACACAATTGAAGAGGAAAATGAATGAAATATAAAGTATTAATCGCAGCGCTATTGTTTTCTACTTCTGCAATCGGAGCAGAACTTCCTCAGACTCCTGATCNTAAGTTGACTCCAGGAGTGGTTAATCCAGCTGCAACTAAAGAAATGATTTGCACTCCTAATTATACTTCACANCCTGGAGTTCGTAATGTTCCTGAATCTGTTAAAAAACAGGTATTTGCAGAGTATAACGTTGATCGCAATTCCGATAAGTTTGAAATTGATCATTTGATTTCACTTGAACTTGGCGGCGCGAATGATATTAAAAATTTATGGCCAGAGAGTTATACTACTGTGCCATATAATGCTCATGTTAAAGATGATCTTGAAAACAAACTTCATCGGATGATTTGTTCGGGGCAAATTGATATGAAAACAGCGCAAACTGAAATTGCTACTGACTGGATCGGAGCATATAAGAAATACGTATTAGGAGGTAAGTAATGGAATTTACATGTCATTCGTGTACTGCTACGTTTGAACTGGTTCATGAAGAAAAAGAAAATCCTGGGTTCTGTCCATTTTGCTCTGTTCGAATGAGCTACGAGGAAGAAGTAGAAGAAAACGATGATACTTGGGGTGATGAAGACGAGTGANATAAATATGGGTGAAGGAGTAATTCACCCATGTCTTATGAAAATCCGTGGACTTATATTAAGATCCCATATGAAGAAGTAATGAAAGATCATATTGGATTTGTATATATAATCATAAACAAACTCACTGATAAAAAATATCTTGGCAAGAAGAACTTCTACTTCTCTAAGACTAAACAAGTTAAAGGTAAGAAGAAGAGATATAAAGCAGAGAGTGACTGGAAGACCTACTACGGATCCAGCACAGAACTACAAGAAGATATAGAAAAGTTTGGCAAAGAGAACTTTTCTAGAGAAATTATAAGACTGTGCAGATCTAAAGCTGAATTCTCTTACTATGAAGCAAAATACCAATTTGAATATGGCGTACTTGAGTCAGATGACTGGTATAATGCTTGGATCTCTGTTAGAATTAGAAAATCACACATCAAAAAAATATTTAGTTGACAATAAATGCAAAACAGTATATAATAATATAATGCGCGGGTAGCCCAGGGGCAGGAGGCAACTGACTTAAAATCAGTACAGGGTGGGTTCGAATCCCACTCCGCGCACCAAATTTCCAGCCCCAAAGTGTCGGTTCGAATCCGACTGTGGGCACCAAACTTTATTGTAATTTTAATTATGGGGAATATATAATGACTACTGAAAATATTGAAAAGAACAAATTGAACTTCCTGATAACGTACTAAATATTTCTGAATATCTTAAAGAACCTAAAAAGATTGAATCTTCTGAAGTATTTTTTAATGAATTGCTTCAAAAAAATATGCTAATATGGTGGGCAAATTTGCCCATCAAAAACAAAGGTGAACTATGAAAAAGTTTGATATCGAAGAAGTAAAAGAATTTATCAGAAACTCTTCTGAAACATCAAAGATTTACATCGGTGCAGATTCCGAATGTTATCGTAATAAAGATAAAGTTTGGTATGCTGATTATACTGTTGCTATTGTTATTCATAAAGANGGCAACAAGGGCGGCAAAGTATTTGGTGAAGTATCAACTGAACGAATCTTTGATAAGCGCAAAGATAAACCATCCATTCGACTTATGAATGAAGTTATCAAAGCGGCGCAGATGTATCTTNATCTTGAAGAAGCTATTGGTGAACGGCATTTCGAAGTTCACCTCGATATATCATCAGATGTAATGCATGGTTCATCTTGTNTAGTTAACGAAGCTGTTGGTTATATTCGCGGTATGTGTAATGTTGTACCAATGATTAAGCCAGATGCTTTTGCTGCCAGCTATTGTGCTGATCGTCTTAAAGAATTGATTGCAGCATGACATATTATACACTTACATGTAACTATTTTGCTACTGGTGAGGGTGCAACTGACTGCATCCTCATTGGTCATTTTAAAAATAAAGATGAAGCACTATTGGAATTTCAATTGTTGTTTGGTTCTTATTTTGCCATAGGTGTAGTTGTTGAAGAAGGTGTTGTAATTTCAATGACAAATCGTCATTTAATTCCTCCACTTATTAGCAAAATAATTGATGAAATTGTTAAA